CGCTGTTGCTTAGCTTCACCTTGCCGAAAACAGAAGTAGAAGCGAATGGAATGTCACATAGGAGTCTGATTGCCTGTGTAAGCTGGTTTACTTTTGTTTTATCAGGGGTGATGCCTGCAGCTGTAATACAGTTGCGGATCTCCTCTCCTACCTGATAGAACCACCATGCGCCTATGCGTGTAGCAAGAACGCCAAGGTCGGTGTTACCTTCGGTAGGAAAACCTTGTGCAAGTGCATCGTCAGGTGAAGGTATTGAAGCTGAAGCGTCAGCACTTAAATATCTACTATCCATTTTTAATCCTCATTATTTGTAGTTGCGATTTCGCTTTCTACAACGTTGCCATAACTAAATACCACTTTTGCCCAGCACGGAGCAAAGCTCTTGACTATGCACTCAAAGACTTCAATACCCCACTCAGCAAGTCGTCTCTGTGCTGATGATGTGGTTCTAAAATAGGTGATTGACGTCTCATCTTCGGTATGAATAATGATCTGCAGTCCCCACTGGCTGTCGTACAAGCCTGTGTTCATCGGTGATGACACAGTATGAAGGGTGTTGGTATATAGACTTACAGTCTCGAAACCGAGAGCGTTACATATCATATTGATGCATTCGACAAAACTGTAGCCTTGAGAGTAGATTTTTAGACACAAAAGTGTGCGGTACAGATCTAAGTCAGCATTAACGTCAAGAAGACATTTATCTGGAATACCCCACTGATGACACCAGTCATCAAAGGTTACTGAACACGTCTCAGGTGAGGCCTCACGAATCAGCATTAATATGTCGTTGTCTATTCTTGCAAATTCAAGTGATGCAAGTTCAAGCACCTTGTACAGAAATTCATTTCCTTCAAGCTCCCAGGCTGGACCTTGAGGCAGGAGCTTTTGCAGAGCTCCCATATACTGCTCTGAAGTGTATCCTAAGCCTGTGTTTGCCATGTGATAGTCCCCACAGTTAAGAGATAGCGTGAATCAGTTGCGGTGATGTTGGCGGTTGGCGAGATGATAACGTGGTCTGTCTCATTCGCAACAGCTGACAGCGCAGCATGAATATGAGTAAGAGGAATTGTCCCACCAGGTGCGCTTTCATCAAGGAACAGCTTGCGAATTGCTGCCTCTGCACTTGCTCGTGTCTGAGTTGTATCTGGGCTTATCTGTAGAGTCAGATTTACTGGCTGTGCAATAGGAGTCCAGACATAAGTTGTGCACACGGCATTTACTTTGCTGTTAATGTAGGTTCTTACGCGTTCGCAAAGGGTGTCTGATGCAAAGTTGCCGTCAGTGTCCATGATGCGCAGAACAACTGTACCGATGCCCTTTTCTTGTGGATAGCACCACACCTGACCTACACCTTCAACTTCTTTTGCCCAGATAATAAAGTCTGATGAAGTTCCCTGCTTTGGCGGATTCTGAGTACGATACAGCACACGTTCGCGCAGTGAGGTGTCGGTTTCCTCGTCAGCTCCACCACTTATAACAGTGTAGGTTAATGCACCTGTGACATATTCTACGGGATTAGGCAGAGTAAGAGTAATCCCGCTTGTAATATTGCTTGCTGAACCTGCCAGCAGAGCGCGTACAGAGCAGATACCGTCTGATGTTGGTGATGATGTAGTGACATACTGCAGACCGTCTGATGTCTGAACAATAGTGCCTACAGGCACGGCAGTTGACCGCGACCACACGAACTTAATCTTGCCTTCAGCGCGTGAGGCCTGTCTGCGTTGCAGTGCATAAACGTGCGCCATTCGCTCAAGATATTCGGTATCGGCAGTATCGCTGAACAGCTGATTGCGACCGTAAGCGATAGCATTGTACATAGCGTGTGATGCACCGGCAATCACGCGGATAAACACACCAAGGTCAGAACGTCTGAGCTCATCAGTGGAAAGACGTGCCTGAGCATCATCTTCAATGCGAGAAATAATCTCGCTTAATGTAGGTCTTATTACGCTATTAGTCGCCATTTAATATGTCCTTAAACTGATATGTTTTATAATCATCCGGAAGCAGAAGTGTGATGTTAGCGTTAAGTCGATTGTAGTCCGAGCTGTCGCGCTCGACTGTCGCCTCAACACCTGTGCATATACCATCATCAATCAGCCACTGTAAAGACTGTTCGATATATTCTTTAGCTGTGGCCATTACTTCATCATCAATCTTTTTTCTTTGAAGCTGCCAGAGTTTTGAGCCGATTTTATCGTTGACGACATCGCTGAACTGATCTGCCCACCATCCGTATTTTTCTGACGAGTCGAGGTCATCGTTAGCATCAGCTCTGCGCCAAGTAAACAGCGAGATAATGACCGCCCTTCCAATGTTGTCAATGAGCTCCGCGCTCAGTTTTCCTTTTATCGCGAGTTCCATACAACCTCTATTGCTTTTAGTTGATTCTTGCAAAGATGTGTTAAAGAAAAGTCAAACAGAAGGAAGGTGTTACCCTTCTTAATCCAGTAGCACTCCACACCTAAGATGTCTTTTGCTGAATTGGCAGAAAAGGCACTTCCGTGCCATTGGATAAAGCTGTCTTCAACCCCTGCGCGTTCGTTTGCACGTTTCCATTTGCTCTGAGAGTAAGTCCATACAGGGATTATCTTAAGAAGCATTGACGTTGCCACTCCCTGTCATTGCACTACCGCCACAAGAGACGGCATCACCGACTCTTACAAGAGGTTTGCCGTTGACAAATACTGTACTTGAGCCGGAAGCACATACCGGTGTGTGAGGTGGATGGATCAGACATCCGTGAGACGCGTAACTGTCACCTACCCTTGCCGCACCCTTGCCGTTGATTAAGACATTAGCAGATGCTCTGACAAGAGATACAGCTGGACAGGAATCGTGCCCTGTACAAAGGTCACCTAAGCGATGAACAGAAGCCATAAGACCTCCTAATTAAGATTGATGGCTGCGCCGGTGATATTTACATTGCCGACAGCTTTGATGTCAATCTTGCCGTCTGCCTGCAGGGTGATATTCGCTCCGCTTTTTACCTTGATGTCACCATTCGTGTGAACTTCAACGGGGTCATCAACACCATCAATCTCAATGCCTTCACGTTTAAGGAACACCTTGCGCCCTTTGTCATCATACATACAGACTTCGCCGTCTTTCAGATTTTTAATGCGGTATCTGTAGTCGCCCACAGCAATGACAAGCGAATGTGACTTATTGTCGTTAAGGTTTACGATTACAGCATCTGTAGCGCCATCTTTGAAGCATTCGCTTGTGAATCCGTAGGGTTCAATGTGCTCAAGTTCAGAGCGTTGATAACCGCCGGCGTATGATGTCTGTAATAGACGTGTACCAGTATCAGCATCACGCGCGGTAATGGTTGCGCGTTCAATCAGTTCACTCATTATTGCTCCTTGATTGGATTAAGATAAATACCGGCATCGCTGGATTTGGTATCCTTGAATTTACCCTTAGAACCACCAGCGGTCTTAGTTGGGCTGGCGTTTCCTGACTTCATACCATCAGGAGGCGCAACGTCAAGTACAGTTGTCATTCCGCCTTCATTGGACAGATTAAAAGTCACCGATTTGATAAGCATATCAATTCTGTCACTGAACAGGAATGAATCATCAACAGTCACAAGGCGGTTGATCTTCCATAAGTTGCCGTTACCATCACGCCACCCTTGGACAGTGTATTGAACAGTTCTGAAGTCTGACTGAGCAAGCTGACACTCACCATTGGCCTGTGTCTGTGTCTTGCTGTCAGTGCACTGACTGTCGTTCTTAATTGCCTTGTAGCGAGGTCGTGAGAAGTTGAGAGTTGCTGAACCATTGGCACAGTTGATACTCTTACCGCCTTTAGAACCTTTACCGCTTGACTGACCTATAACTTCCCACTCTGAGAACAGGCGAGAACCGTCAAATCGAGCATTACCGCTCTTGATTTCCTTGCCAAGCGATATTGTACCGCTGACTTCTGAGGCTTTACCCGTCACTACAAGATTGCCTTCTTCGTCATCGCATAGCCATAGGTCATCAGAATTGATTATGTCCTTAAGGTTTGAGAGAACTGTTTTGTTAGGGTCAACGTCATAGGAACGCTTGTCAGTAAGAACTGAACTATCCTCAATCACAAGGCCTGCTCCATAGGGCGCGATAAGGTCTGCAACTATCTGCCTTGATGTCTGATTACGAAAGCATAAAGCAGTGTTCTGGGATGGCCTAACAATGTTTTTGCCAGTCTTAATCCTGCCGATTGTCCTTCCTGCTTTCATCGGTGAGCATTGAACGATGTCAATGGTTCTGCTCTGTACGGCAATCGTTGCGTTGAAGTCTGTAGCTGTATAGCTGAAAGGTGTAGCAGTGATGTAACCTGTAAGCATAAGCTCATCAGCTACATACACTCTGACGCTCTGCCCTACCGTGAACTTTTGCAGGAACATCTGACCGGTTGGCAATGTGCCTGTGAGCTCTACAGTTGCATTCCTTGCGGTTGTATTAAGCTCTGAACTTATAGATATTGAGGTGAAAAACTCGTATTTTTCACCATCAATTTCAAGGGTAACGGTGTCTTTTCTTCTCATGAGTTAAGCACCTTTATGTCTCCACTAACAAACAGAGGATTAACAATTCTGTTGCGCGAAGTTATCTCATCGGCTCTCTCAGCATCTTCATATCTGTCGTATGCAAGATTAAGAGCAGGACAGACCAGCTTGACAGAATCAGTGTAAAGCTGTTTACTTTGACAAATATTGATAGACAGATGCTGATACACTGAGCTGTAAGCCTTTTCAAGTGACTGATACACCTCACCGCCATCATCCTCTGTAGCAATCATCTCAGATTCAAGAAGCTCAAGCACGCGGTTCTGAACTTCAACAATCTCATCATAAGACTTGACCTTGGCATCATCGTCAGCAGATATGTCGTTAGATGCACCAACGGCCGTGCATAATCCGATGACATCAGCAATCAATGTCTGTCTGCAGAGCTGTCTGATGCAGTTGTTTGCCTGACCCTGTGTGCTGTTCAGACCTTGATTCTGAAATGGCTTGCTTTCGGCAAGAGTGCACAGGCTTAAGATTGTCTGTCTGAAGTTGCGAGTGTCAGCTGTATTGTCACTTAACGAAAGCAAATTCTGCAGTAATTTTGCAAAATTACCCGCGTTTGCGCCAAGAGTCTCAGCAGCAACAGTGTCAGTGTAATCAAGCAAGTCCTCAAGTCCAAAGTTGCGCACAAGGTCTGAGTTCTTGAGCTTGTTCGAGATGTCAAACCAGCTGTCGTTGATGACTGCATCTACAATAGCGTAGTAGTCAATGCTCTCCATCGCTTCTACAAAGTAGTTGTAGCACTCATCAGAGATGTCATCAGCGATACTCTTAAGCTTACTGATGAAGCTTCTTGACAGACTTGGGTCTTTCTGCTCACCAAGTTCAATAAAGGTAATATCAAAGGATGCAAGACGTGAAGCAGTGTCCCATGTTATTGTCGTTTTATCGGCAACAATGACATCAAGAGTGCCCAGCCATGGGTGAATCAGGCGCCCCTTGCTGTCAGACTCAAGGGCCTCCTGCAGACGTCTTGCTTTTTCGATGTAGTCAGCTCCGGTTACAAAGCCACTGACTGTAAACTGTCTGTATGCTCTGCCTAAATCCTCAGAATAAGGTGTGTCACGCTGAGGGAACTCGTGTGTCACAATTCTGCGACCTACTGATACAGAGCCAGCAGACACCTCGAAGCTTACGTTGTTGAATGAAGCTTTTCGTAATAATTTCATCGTGTTGCTCCTGTATCAAGATTGAACTGAGCACCGCCTGTCTGTCGTGTACGTTCAGTTTCAACTTCAAGTCCGTCAGCCTTGCTGATGTTGAGATCTACTCTTACTGTGCTGTCAGATGCAGTTTGGGCAAGTGCTCCAGCTTCAGCAGGAGAGAGCTCCTTGACATCATCATCGTCATCACCCAGACCAAAAACTGACAAAATGCTGTCCTTGGTTTTTGTAAGAGCATTCGATGCTTTTTCAAAAGGTGCAAAGAAAAATCCTTTTATGTCAAGCCATAACTGCTTGAAGTAGTCCTTAAGACCATCCCAAGCTTCAGGGATAAGGCTTGGAATTGAGCAAATCCAGTCCCATTTTTCTTTGACATACTTACAGCCATTTGAGAACCCCTCGCAGATACTGCTCCAAACTCCTATATAGAAGTCCTTAAGGCCATCCCACGAATCAGCGACTTTGCTTGGAAGAGCACAGATACCATCCCACGCATCACTAAGTATCTGCGTGTACACTTCAAAAGCATTGCAGATACTCTGCCATAAAGAGATAAAGAACTCTTTTATAGGTTCCCAATTCTTAATAATCTGCTCAGCGGCAATTATAATTACGCCGATTATAGGGCTAAAGATTAAGCTGAATACTTTTATAACTCCGCCCCACTGTTCCCACATATCAACAAACCACGCTTTGACCGAATCCCAGTTTTTATAGATTTTGTAGCCAGCGTATGCAAGACCTGCGACTGCTGCCACAATACCTGCGATAATTGCGATAATCGGGTTGGTTATCAGCGCGATTGAGAGAGCTTTAACAGCCGGAATTACAGTAGTAAGTACCGTTACAGACAATGCACGCATCACAGAAATTACTGTCCACACTGACTGTACAACTCCAGCTACAGCAAGCACGAGCTTGGCGCCAAAGATAGATGCTACAATCAAACCGATTGTCTTGAGTCCACCCAACTGCTTAAACAGAGTAGCGCAACTCTTAATAAACTGGACTGTCTGCGTTATTACTTTTTTGAAGTTGATTGACTTGACACTTGCAACAAAGTCCTTGAGCGCCTGATTGATTTCAGATGCAATCCATTCTCTATTCTGTGCAATCCAATCATTCATTTGTTCAAGGAGTGGCGCTATTGTCGGAATAAGCTGACTGCCAATAGTAAGCTTTAAACCCTTGAGAGCTGCATTCTGATGATTGAGGGCATCGTCAAGTGCAAGTGAGGCATCGACTGCATCATCGCCGATGACAAGGCCGTACTTCTCAGCATCTTTTGAGAGCTCGGCAAAGCCTTCTTTACCGCGTTCGAGGGTCTGAATAAGGTCAGCACCTGACTTGCCGAAGGCGGTCTGTGCGATGTAGGCTTTCTGTGCCTGTGTGGTCTGAGTTTTCATCGCTTCTGCAAGCTCAGGCATAAGCTGTGCTGCAGTCTTGATACTTCCGTCAGCGTTCTTAAAGCTGATGTTAAGCTTCTCAAGCATCTTGAGGAAATCTTTATTCTTGCCTGCAGCTGAATTGGCAATGTTTTTGTTCAGCACTCTAAGTCCTGCGTCCATCTGTTCTGCAGACGAACCACTCAACTGAGCGATATATCGGAACTTAGCGAGATCATCTGAGGCAATGCCCAGAGCTTTTGAAGTGTTAAAAAGAGATGTGCCGTACTCATGCAAGTCGGTTACACAGCTTTTAATGGAAGCTCCAACGGCAGCAAAAGAGCCAACGAGAGGAAGCACTGTCATCTTGGCAACGTTGCCTAAGTTACGGCTTAGATTATTTGTAGCCTTATTAAGTGCTTTGAAGTTCTTATTGATGTTCTTAAGGCCTGGAGATACATTATCCTTTATTGCAAGGATTGTCTTGATAGTCTTTGCTGAAAGTGCCATGTTTACCTGACCTTAGATGCCTGTTGCTGAGCCTCAGCTTTTTGTCTGAGGATGTCTGAAATGTCTGAGCGCCAGCGTAGAAACTCGCTGAGCGTCAGCTGTTGAATTGTAAGAGGTGTCGTGCGCCAATAGTAAGCTGTCTCCGACACCATAAATTTGAACTGCTGAAGGTTTAGTCTTCTGATTGACCGAAAAAACCTAAAAGCTCCCATCTTAGCTTATCAAAGTCTTTGATTGACATCTGTCTCAGTGTTGATGGAGGCAGTGCAGAGAGCTGAACAAGGTAGCTCATCACCTGCTTTGGATCAATACTTAAAGAGCCGGTGTTTGGGTCAACGCCGTAAGCAAACACGCCAATCTTTTCAATGTCTGCAACTGTAGGTTCACGGAGCTCAAGCTTATTGATTGTAGTGTCGCCGTTCTTGATTGGTTTTGTTAGATTAAATGAAATTCCCATAGCTTTAATTTCCTTTAATATATCGGATAGTTAAAAATATAAGGGGCGAATTACCGCCCCTATCTTCATCTTAAGATAAGATGCCCTTGACGCCTTCGAATCTTAATGATGTAGTGCCATCAATAGGATTCAATGCGATATCACCCACCAGAGCTGCGCCCTGTAGGGTGTATACCATGCCATTGGCACACTCAGCTGTGATAGTCATGTCAGTTGCATTCTTGAGAGTTGCAAAAGGAAAGCTCTCATCAATGTATACTGATACAGCAACATAAGGTATTGAAGGAGTCTCCTTGTAGCCGACTACACCGGAAGTTGATACCAACATCTCGCGGGTTACATCAGTTAATGGGAACTCGATTGAACCTTCTACGTATAATTGCTCGCCGTCTACTTTTACGTAGCAGGCGCCAGCCATTCTATTAGCCATTTTTTACTCCTCATCAAACTGTAGACGGAACTGAACCTGCATAGCAAAGATGCGAAGCTGGTTGACAATATCTGGAGGTAAGAGCACATCAATGCGGTTAACATCATTTGCGTTGCGCTCTACAATCAGATACTTAGCAAACAGTTCTGCATTCTCTACAAGGCCAAGTGCCTCAAGCTTGCCGTACTGCGCTATCAGTTCTGACTTGATTACTTTAGGGGTCACGATAGCCTGACCAGGACCATAACGGGTACCGTCATTAGCAAGCTTATGGCGTGCATATTTAGAGGTAATGGCAGTCTTAAGTGCACCGATGATGTAAGCGATGGTGTACAAGGTTGCACTGTCAAGGTATGAATTGTCTGCATCACCAAAGCTGTTACGCTGATAGGTGGTGATTGCGCGCTCAATCATAACATTAGAACCGCCAACGGTCAGAGTTGCAATGCCGTTGCTCAGCAGAGCCTGTCTATCGTTGAAGTTGAAGCGATCTGCAACGTTTGGAACGGTCAGACCAACAAGAACACCTGTCTGCAGAGGTCTTGCAGGGTCATTGCGATAGAACACTGAAGCGCGTGCAAGTGCTGAAGCACCGATAACCCATACAGGGTTAGGATTATTTGGCTCAACACCGAACACAGAAGCGTGCTGATCGTTGCGAGAGTTACCGAAGGTCATCAGGGTTTCGGCCTCACCACGTTTTGCAGTGAAGACGTGACCGAACTGCATGCGAGCGTATGACCAACGACCTGAAGTATCGTTCATATCAACCTTTACGGCATCAAGAGCGGTTGTATCAGCGTCAGCTATGCCAATAAACTGATAAGCCTCAGCGCTTACAGTTGCAAGTGCAGCAGTGTAGTCGATTGAGCCGGTACCACCTGTCATAATGCCAGGGGTTACGGTTAAGCCTGATACGTTCTCCTCGCCGTTCAGAGTGCCTAAGTAGTTACTCTGAAGCAGGATGTCGTTGCCGTATACACCGGCATCTTTTGCTGTAACAGTTACGTCTACAGAGGTTGAGGTTGATTCTTCCTCATCTTCTGGAGCTACAACTTCAGCTGATACAGGAAGGTCAGAATCTGCATTGATTGCTGCTGCAAGGTCGGTTGCCACAGTTGATGCTGTAGCCCCCTGAGCGACAGACACCTGAACGCGCTTACCGCCGATATAGAGGCTTACTGCACCTGAAGCAAGTGCAAGACCTGCAACGGTTACAGAGCATGATGCATTGGCACCGGTTACAGATGCAGGAATTACCCACAGTTCGCCGGATGCGTCTACAGCTTTGTAAGCCTCAACGGCAAGAGCAAGCTCTGAACCGCGACCGAATAAGGTTTTTGCTTTTGCTACTGATGATACAAATACTGGAACATCTGCAGCAGCTGTGCCGGTTGACAGCTTCTGACCGATGAGCAGTGACTTGTAGGAGGTAGTAGCAGTGTTTGCCATGCTATTGTCAACCTCGGCATAGAACAGAGGTACTCGAACATTAGCTGGAATGGTGTTAAAAGAAACAGCCATTGTGTACTCCCATTTAAGTTAATTAACGTTAAATTTAGTTGAATATTCAATCTTCCCGTCAGGCTTTCCATCCTCGCGAATGAAGTCAACGTCAAGATTAGTTCTCTCAAAGCTAGGCATCTCATCGATGGCTGTCTGAATGTGAGAATCTGTCTGATTCAGTTCGTAACTTGAGCTGAACTGCATGTCAATCATCGCCCATGGTCCTGTAGGTTTAAGGAATGTAAAGCCAAGATATGACATAGCACTAAAATTGTCTGATACAGGTGCAAAACCCATAAGGGCCTTGCGTACTGATGATGCAACATCGTCAAGGGTATCTGCACCAACCTGTCCGTGTGCGTCAACTTTTGGAACCGCAACAAAGACATCAAAGGTTGCTGTAACTGTCTGATAGTAAGATACAGCTGAGGTCTGTTCGTTGGCACTCTCCTGAGTGCATACGACCCAGCAGCACGGCATTGAGCGCGGATTGAGGTCAGGCTTCTGATTGAGGTCAATCCACTCCTTAAGGCCGTAGACACGACCGCCGAATACGGTACATCGTGCTTTTAACTGATTGATTATTGGTAAAGTTTTCATTAAATTGCTTCCTCATCAATCGCCTTACTGATAATGCTCTGTACTTCATCATCTGCACGTTCTGCCTCAATCTCAAAAGGATTGACACGCTTGACGAGATCACCTTTTCGTCTTCCATAAAACAAAGGCGCAGGGTAGAACATTTTGTCTTCAACAGGCTTTTTGTAAAGCACTGCCGACCACAGCCCCGGAGGTCGTCTTGCAACCTCAACTTTGACAGCTTTGCGGAGCGCTCCTGTATCTCTACCTGGTATTTCTCCTGGCTTAGATACCGTGTTCTTGTTTAATGCCTTTCGTGAAGCTTTGGCGATGACGTTAGCTCCCCTTCTAAGAGCTTTGATAAGAGGCTTTCTATCTAATTGATCAAGGTTAAATATCTTCTTCTTATCATATTTAATCGTAATCATTGATTACTTCCTCAACTACTCCGGAGGATGACACAGCGTCATAATCGCCAATCTCAACAGCCTCAATGACCGTAAATTTGCCCTGACCGTTGGCATCAGTCACTCTAACAGGTCTTAAAAGGCGTGAGCCGTACAGGATGTATACACCGTGACCAATAGCTACATCGTCAAGTACACCCTTTTGAGTGCGTATCCACAGTCTGTGAGTTGTCTGTTCTGAGGTCTGAACACCGCCGAAGTTGTAGTTGCCAACAGGCTCAATCTTTGCCCATACCAAAGCAATAACTGTGTCAGTAGCCTGAGCTGTGCCTAACGAGGTGGGGTCTTCATAGCGAGTAACGAAAGTCACTCTTTTATTGAGCTCACCGGCCGTAG